CACCCAGACGTTTCATACGACTTCCGTTCAGCAACGGACGTAGCCGCGTGGCGTACTCCAGCAAACTATGTCAACCCAGAGGGCATCTACAATGGTGAGATTGGTAAATTCGAATCTGTCCGATTCGTTGAAACCTCTCGCGCCAAGGTGTTCGCTAACGCATCGAACGGTACCAGTTCAACTGGAACGATTGATGCTTATTGCACACACATCATGGGTCGTCAAGCACTTGCTAAGGCTTACGCAACACAAGACGGAAACGGCGCAGTACCAAAAATCGTTCGCGGTAACGTGACAGATATTTTGATGCGTTTGCAACCACTTGGTTGGTATTGGCTTGGTGGATACGGTCGCTTCCGCGAGGCTTCGCTTCGTCGAATCGAATCGGCTTCGTCAATCGGCGCTAACTAGTAACACTTAGTTCGGTAAAGTCCCCCTGTCCGAAACGGCAGGGGGCTTTGCTATACTTTGCGTGTTGAAAGGTTCCCATGTCTATATCTAATTATGCTGAACTAAAAATTCTTGAACACACCACAGGCAAAACTGCGTGGACCATGCCAACAACTGTTTATTTGAAACTGCACACAGCAGACCCAGGTGAGGCTGCTACGACTGCTGCTGCTGGAGAAACCACACGCAAATCTGTTTCGTGGGCTTCGGCTGCTTCTGGTTCTATTGCGTCATCTGCAACTGTTGAGTGGACGAATGTTGCTTCAACTGAAACATATACTCATTGGTCGTTGTGGGATGCTTCTACTGCTGGTAACGCTTTGTGGACTGGTGCTTTGTCATCTTCGGCGGCTGTTACTGCTGGGGATACTTTCCAAATCACGACATTAACTTTGTCTCTCGATTAGTCGCAGGGGATAACCCCTTATGATTACTTCGGTGTTAGGTTTCACGGAACCTTTTGTTGAAACAACTCCGTTCTATAAATCAACTTATGTAACAGTTAGACGGCGTACCGCTACAGGTTCGGGTGGTGGCACATCAGAGGTTGCTCATGGTGCGTCACAAACACGGTTAGGTCAACTCACCGATTTTAGTTTCCCTTTCCTTACTGGCGGTCGTTTCTATCTTGGGGTGCGTGCAACTTTTACTGTTACCGCTACCGCTTCAGGGTTGGGTACATCTTCGTCGTTCGCTAATCTTTTATTACAGCGCACTGCTACAGGTAGTGGCATCGGTGATGCTACTGCGGTAAGAATTGCGGTCGGTGTTAGAAGTGCTACAGGTTCTGGTGTTGGCACCATGGATTCTACAGGGGTTCATGTTTCTCCGAGGACTGCTACAGGTTCTGGTGATGGTTCTGGTGCGGCGTCAACTAACCCAATCAAAGCCCGTGTTGCTACAGGTCCTGCTGTTGGTTCAGGTACGGCTGTTGATTTAGTAATCAATATACGCACCGCGAGTGGCACAGCAGACGGTTCTGGTACAGGCACATATCTTCTTGTAGCGATACGCACAGCGTCAGATACTGCGACAGGTTCAGCGGTAACTGTTGGCGCACGAATCGAACGACGCACAGCAACAGGTTCAGGGGCAGGCACACAAGCAGATAGCGGTTGGGTTAAGTCGCACATCTTCCGCATACAAGTGACAAGCGACTACTCGTTTGCCCCGCGTTACCCTGAAGGTGCAGAGAGCCTGTTCGCCCACACCCCGCAAGGGATACGGGCATACAACCTGTTCAAGTTAACTGACAACACATATCAAATAACAGACCCACGCAGACCAGAACTTATATCAAAAATATATTATGGTGGGCATGATAACTTCTTGACCGACACAGAAGTTGCAGAGTTAACAGCAGCAGGATTTGGAGCGAGCATTACTTAATGGCTATATTTAACCCACCTACAGATAACTTTGTTGTCCCTGTAATTGTTGGCGAATACATGGATGGACAGTACCTACCGAAAGAACATCGTGTGGCAAACACTTTGGGTTCGCATATCCCAGCGTCTCCGCGTGGTCGCAATGTTTATCTGCTCACAAATTTGAGTTATGTAGAACGACAACCATCAGATATGACAACCGTCACAAAAGTGTATTACGGTGGTCATGCTAATGAGGTCACAGCAAGTGAAGTAGCATCACTAACAGCAGCAGGATACGGGAGTTACATAACGTGAAACATAGGGAAACACACCCCAGCCTAGACGTCGAAGGATGTTTCGGTTGCAAGGTGGCAGGGATTAGAACAGGGACAAACAGCACAACTTCAAGAGGTGCGAGAGTTGCCGAAGTTAACGCCACAGAACGCGGCTGGAAAAAAGATATGCCAGCATACAAACGGTTACGCGCTGACGGATTACAACCAAAAAAGATTGATGGCGCCGCAGAAGTAGAAAGGCGAGCACAAGAACCATGGCAAGTGGAAACAGGAATTCTGCCAGATATCTAAACCTCGCTGGGGTTAACATCCCCAAAGTTGGTTACGGCAAAATGGTGCAAGGGTTACGCCAAGCACTATCCGAACAACTAACCCTCAACGAAAACGCCGAACATACCATCTTCGCGTTACGCCCAAACCTTATCAAAGGCTGGCACAAAACCCAAACACCTCACCTGTTAACAATGTGGGAAACGAACTGGCTACCACCACAGTTCTCAAACTATCTTAAAGAATTCAAAACAGTCACAGTACCAAGTATGCACAACTGGGAACTGTTCTCTCGATTCCATGACAGCGTTCATGTAATCCCTTTAGGTGTAGACCGAACAGTTTGGAAACCTCAAACGTATCAACCTGGAGACAAATTCAAATTGTTATGCGGCGGGTCAGAATGGTATCGAAAAGGATTGGATGTAGTTTTAGAAGTGTTCAACAAACTTCAACTACCTGACGCTGAACTGCACATCAAAATAGTGCCACCACATCTGTTCGCCCCACAAGATTTGTCTTACCCCAATGTTGTTGTCCACAAAGAATGGATGACAGTTGAAGAAGAATACGAACTGGTCACATCCGCTGATGCGTTCATATCAGTATCCAGAGGAGAAGGATTCGGGTTGATGCCATTACAGGCGATATCCGCTGGTATCCCCACAATACTTTCCGACGCCCACGGGCATAAAGAGTTCTCAGAATTAGCAACCCACCGAATCCCTACAACAAGTGTCCCAACTGCTAAAGGGGTGTGGCAAGACATGGGTGATTGGGATGAACCAAACCCTGAAGCAATAGCCGAAGCCATCAAAGACATATACAACAACCGCACCAAGTACCGCAAAAAAGCAGAACTCACAGCACCACAATCCGCTGCCTTCAACTGGGGAACAGCAGCGAAACAACTGATACAAATAGTTAAACCATCCGAAGTGCTAGTGCAACCAGACTGGCAACCGTTCGAACCACGATGCGACATCCAAGTTTTGAAACGAATCAAAGCCGACATTGGCGCCCATCACATAGACTTAAAACCTGGTATCACCTATAATGTAGTATTGAACATTCGCGATGTCCTTAAAACGGCAGGGAACCTAGTGGAGATTTAATGGCAACACCAGCATGGCAACGCAAAGAAGGCAAGAATCCTAAAGGTGGATTGAACGCTAAAGGGCGTGCCTCATACACGGGTGGTACTTTGAAAGCACCAGTTAAAGCAGGTGACAACCCGCGACGCGCATCATTCCTTGCACGCATGGGAAATATGCCAGGACCTGAAAGAGATAGTAAAGGCAAACCAACAAGACTGCTATTATCTTTACAGGCTTGGGGTGCTTCGTCGAAAGCCGATGCACGTTCTAAGGCTAAGTCAATATCCGCTCGTAACAAAAAAGGAAAATGATATGCCAAAAGTAGGAAAAAAAGAATTCGCTTACACCCCAAAAGGTATGGCGATGGCTAAGAAGGAAAAGATGAAGATGGGAATGAAGATGAAGGCTAAGAAAAAGAAGTAAATGACAACAACCGCAATTGTTATTGATAGGTCGTTGCGACAACTTTTATCTGGAACGGTAGAAGCCCGCAACAAACTGACTACAACACTCACCTCATCTGGTACGAGTGTTGTAGTCACCTATCCATTAGAAGGATTGCGGAGCGGTCAAATCTGTGAAATAGATTCAGAGTTAATGTACATATGGTCTGCTGACCCTGCAACCAAAACTTTAGAAGTTCAACGAGGTTTCAATAATAGTACCGCTGCGGCTCATACCGCTGGCGCAGTCATAACCGTCAACCCACGGTTCCCAAGAGCGCAAGTTCTCGAAGCGATAAACGATGAACTATCAGATTTGACATCACCGATGCACGGGTTGTTCCAAGTAAAAACTTTGAACCTAGATTATAACGGTTCTGACCCGATGGTGAATCTTACAGCGGTAACAAACATTATAGATTTGTTGACGGTATCAGTTAGGTATCAGACAGACGATTACCCTATCGCCCGCAAAATACGTCTCATCCGCGATATGCCAACAGACGATTTTGCTTCAGGGTTTGCGTTACGTTTCGACCAATCAGTATTCCCTGGTCGTCTTCGCATTGTTTACAAGGCTGCATACACCGCGACCGCAGCGGAAGCAACCGATATCAATAGCACTTGTGGTGTGCAAGACACAGTGACAGACATTGTGATATTAGGCACACAGATACGGTTGATGTCTCCAAGGGAAATTAAACGAAACTTCACAGAATCACAAGGCGACACACGACGCGCAGAAGAAGTAACAATCGGTGCGGTAGGTAACAGTACAGCAAGTTTAATCAGATTACGCCGCGACCGTATCCAAGCAGAAGCAGCACGCCTAGCAAGGGCATACCCAACATTCTTATCTAAAGATTAAACGCCAGTGGCACTACTAAGATTCACTGACGCTTTTCGCCCAGCGCCACGGTTCTTCGCTGGTGGTACAACAACACAACTTGTCCCAGACATTTTCCCAGTTGCCATCAACGGCAGACCGTACCTTCCCGATTTCAAAGCAGGCACATTCACTAGAGGTTTTGAACAGCGTGTCCGTGACTCTGTAGACCAATCAACAAGCCCAGGTGAGGCTGCTATCAACCCTCAAGGGTTATGGCGTCGAGGTGAATCTTCATGGCATTACGGTGCTGGACAAAAATATGCTGACACAGCCGAAGCACAAGATTACCGCTACTACTCAAGCAAAGGTGTTAACCCTTGGACTAAAGGACAGTTGACATTACTGAACGCAACTAAACAATCACGTTCGTCAGCGAACACCAATCTGCAAGTGGTTGTAGCAAACAACGAACTATATATGTTAGATGGTACAGCGGTCAGGTATTCATCTAACCCGTTTGATGCGTCACCAACATGGACATCGGTGACAGGGTTGCCTGCACTTACCCCAAGAGATATCGCGTCAGATGGTACAAACATTTATTTAACATACGCTGGCACATCAACCAGTTTTGGTTTGTGGAAAGTTAACTCGTCACACACCGCATCAAATATCGCTCACGGACATCAACTATATTATGTCGACTTCGTTAAAGGACATCTAATAGTCAGCGGAGACAGCGCATCTGGTTCCGCAACAGACCTGTATTACGACCCGAAAGGAAACGTCGGGGGCGACGATTACACCCACCCGATATCAACATGGAACTGGGTTAGTTTCGCTTCAGGTCAAAACGCCATCTACGCGGCAGGATACTCAGGTGACCGTGGCGCAATCTACAAAATCACTATCACAGCAGCAGGCGTATTAGACCAACCAGTTGTCGCACTCGATTTACCTACAGGTGAAATACCTACAGCAATCTACGGATACCTTGGTGGCATTGCTATCGGCACAAACAAAGGTGTACGGTACGCAACAGCAGACGCTTCATCAAACCTGACAGCAGGCGCACTCATCCCAACAACAGGACAAGTTCTTTCATTCACCGCTGAAGACAAATTTATTTGGTTCACATGGTCACAATACGATTCAACATCAACAGGTTTAGGTCGCCTCGATTTATCTACTTTGATAGCAACAAACACCCCAGCGCACGCATCAGATTTGATGCACACATCAACCGCTAATGTCCTATCGTGTGCTACATACAGTAACAAACGGGTGTTCGCAGTATCAGGCGCAGGAGTGTATGTAGAAGACTCAGCGAACTTTGTGACAGAAGGCGACATAGTTACAGGCATCTACCGTTGGGGTATCCCAGACCGCAAATTTGTAGCCAAATTTGATATCAGAACCACCCCACTTTTCGGCACAGTAACCCCATACATTGCTTTAGATTCTGGGGATTACATATCGATGACACCACACAACGCTGTGCTGGCTACAGAAGCAGTGGCGACAGGTCCACAAAACAAGTTCATTGAAGCAAAATTCAGACTCGTTCTTGCCAGAGGTTCAGCAACAACAGCCCCAACTTTGACCCGTTGGATGGCTAGAGCATACGCTTCGCCAGCCCGCAGCCAAGTTTTCCGTGTCCCAATCCTCATGCACCATAGGCTTGTGGTTCATGCAACCGAATACTATTTTAATGTAGAATCAGAACTACAGGCACTACGGGACTTGGTAACAAATCCTGTTGTGGTAAACTACCAAGAAAATAATGAAACATATTCTGTAGTGGTAGAAGATTTAGAGTTCCAGATAGTAGACGGGTACCAAGACACATGGGACCTTGAGGGAACTTGTACGGTTACAATGCGTTCGGTTCAAGATTAGGAGTGTAAATGGCAGCAGTTACTAGACGTTCTTATGCGGGTGCGGCGCCAGCGTGTACACTCACGAACTCTATTACCGCTGGTGATACTACAGCGTTGTTGACGGGGACTGTGACGGCGTGGAATAGTACGGCAACAGGTCCGTTCTTCATGGTTATTGACCCAGGTTTGGTTACTGAAGAAAAAGTTTTGGTTGGTTCTCGTACAGGTTCTTCGTTGTCGAGTATGACTCGCGGTGTTGATGGTACGACTGCTGCTTCTCATGCTGCTGGTGCTACTTGTTATCCTGTGTTTACTGCTACTGACGCTGATGAGGCTAACACTCTTGCTGCTGTGATGACCACTCGCGGTGACTTGATTAAGATGGGTGCGGGTCCTACTGTTGCCCGTCTTGGTATTGGTGCGGCAGGCTATGTGCTAACTTCGGATGGTACTGACCCTGCGTGGGCTGTTTTGCCTGCTAGCGGTGTTGCTGGTGATAGTGACCAGTTGGTTTTAGGTTCACAGATATTCGGATAACAGGAGAAAAATATGGCAGCAACATTTAGTAAAGT